ACCATCACCTCTAGCAACATCGGCTACTACCATGTAGTCTTTACTATAATCACAAGCTTCCCATATCCAATAATTTCCATCAAAGCCTCTCTTTTCCTTTGGTTCTTGTTGATAGGTATCTTTGTACCATTCTAGTAAAGTTCCATCTACAACGCTATTACCAGAAGATATGAAGTCGCAATCGCATTCTTGAGCAGCTAATTTAGGACCCAACAATTCGTCTTGGTCCTCTCGCCATTTCTTATCTCTTTCTGGATGAACTGACCAGTGGAGTCTTATAGTATTGAACGTGTTGGCTCCTTCTTCTGCTTTTACCCATGTTTTATGGAAAAAGTTACCTATTCCGTTTGGGGTAGAAAGAATTATTGCTTTACCTCCAGTTGCAAGTGTTTGTTGAGAGGATGCCCATATTTCTTCTATACCCTTAATAAATGCTGCTTCATCTATTATTAGTAGTGATAAGGCTTCAGATCTACCTGCATCTCCAGAACTAGAGACAGCCTTTATTTGTGAGCCATTCTTAAATCTTAGTGATAATTTATTATCTTCAACAGTAGTTCCTTTTAACCAACTGGGCAGATAATTATGCATTTCTCTAACCTTAGTTACTAAGTTTTTTGCAACTTCTTGTTTTGTTGCAATTACAAGTACATTTTTATCTTGTTGAAAAAGCATCATCCATAAAGAATATCCAGCAGATATTGTAGATATACCTAGCTGCCTAGACTTAAGTATTATATTATATTCGTGGTGTTGAAATTGCTCTAAAGATCGTTCTTGAAACTTATATAGATTAAATGGAATTCTTCCCCTAGTTGGATGCTGTATTTGACAGTATTTTTTCATAAAGTACACCGGATCCTTTGCGCACT